TTATTACACTATTGGACAAACTGCGGCTGCTGTGGGTTTGTTTATACGCACCGCGGAACGTACTGAAGACAAAGAACTAATGTACGAGTGCATGATGCTTTGTGCAGATTGTTTTGCACAGCAAGGAACACGGGGAATCAGTGTTAAAGGCATGCTCAAGCATGCGGTTAGCATCAACCCACGTCGTCCTGAAGCATACCTAAAACTTGCTATGGATCAAGAGATGACTGATACAGCAAGCAATTGGTTTGACAGTTATCTAACAAGTAGCCTTGCGTTAGAATTTTGTGATTTTGATCTACCGCCATTGCAGTATAGCACAAGCTATCCTGGTAAGTATGCTCTTGTATTTCAAAAAGGACATACTGCATGGTGGTGCGGCATGACCGATGAAAGTAGAGATATAATGCTAGATTTGCATGACAATTACCAGGATGTGATGACTGTGCATTATCAAAATCTCGTACATCAAAATTTGATAGCGACCGGAGTATTTGGACCACCGGTGGATGCAACACCTCAGCCAGAAGTTTTAACTCCTAATTTTGCCGTTTACAATACAACAAAGCATGCAAATCTTAGACACAAGTTTAAAATGAGCAAAAGCATTGAACAAAACTACAGCGAAAGTTATCAGGATATGTTTGTGCTATCCGTGGTAGACGGCAAACGTGAAGGAACTTATCTTGAAATTGGCAGTTGCAGACCATTCTACGGCAACAACACAGCCTTGCTAGAAAAAGATTATGCTTGGAAAGGTGTCAGCATAGATTACGAAGAGCAGTTTGTAAGCATGTTCAAGCAAGAACGCAAGAATCCATGCTACTGCAAGGATGCAACCACGGTAAACTATTCAGCACTGCTAGCAGCACACGATATGCCCGAGGTAATAGATTATCTGCAGGTTGACTGTGAACCGCCTGGTGTCACATTTGAAGCATTGTTGAACATTCCCTTCGACAAGCATCGCTTCAGGGTAATAACCTATGAGCATGACTATTACGCAGACGAAACAAAAAGTTTCAAGGATAAAAGCCGCAAGTATCTTGAAAGCCTTGGATATGTACTAGTTGTCGACGACATTAGTCCCGACGACAATCGCCCATATGAAGATTGGTGGGTGCATCCTGAGCTGGTAGACGCTGATATACTACAAAAGATGAAGCAAGTAGACGGGCAAACCAAGATGTCTGAAAAGTACATGTTGTCTGGACAACCCGAAATATCCACCGTACGCAGCAATTTTGATTGGGGACTAATCAAAGAAAATGAATGGTTCCATGGTATTGTGTCTGGGGAAGTGTTTGAAAGGCAAATCTACAGCAAGTTTTTTGATGTAGAGCCAGGCGATACAGTCATGGACATTGGTGCAAGTGTTGGACCGTTCCTCGAAACAATACGTGATAAAAAGGCTAGTAAAATTATAGCCATTGAGCCTCACAAAGAACTATACAAAACACTCATGCTCAACACATTGGGCATGCCTGTCACAAATGTAAACAAAGCAATAGGTGCAAGCAATGGAGAAGAAACAATCTACACATTGTTTGATCCTGATGTAATTAACACCGGAGAAAGCATCGCTGGCACAACAGTGCAAACAGTAGAGTTTAATTCATTGCGTAAACAGTACAGGGTTGATCACATTGATTTCTTGAAAATGGATTGCGAAGGCGCAGAGTATTACATCTTCAACGATGAGAACATGCAATGGATCAAAGACAATGTGCGCAAAATTGTCGGTGAATGGCACCTTGCAACTCCAGAACAACAACAGCAGTTTAGACATTTCCGCGACACATACCTCAAACAGTTTGATAACTTTGAAGTATACAGTTTTGACGAAGTAAACATAAAGCATGATTTATGGAGTGATTGGTTCATTGATCACTACAATGAGATAACAATTTACATTGATAACCGTGTGCCAAGCAAGCCACCGGTTGAGGTGATTGCAAGGCAATCTAATGTAATACATGTCCCCAAATCAACAATGCCACAACCTTGGAAAAACAGTATAGCACCCACTATGGAGTTTACCACTTGTGTACCCAAAAAAGGGTGTGTGGTTGATTGCGTGTTCTGTCCGCAACAAACTCTGTTAAGTGTTTACAAAGGCGAAAAAACTCTAAGCCTCGACAACTTCAAACGCATAGTAGACAAAATACCACAAGAAGTGCGTATTACATTTGCAGGATTTACTGAGCCTTGGTTGAACAAGCAATGTACAGACATGCTGTTGTATGCACACGAAACAGGTCATCCTGTTAGTGCATTTACAACTGTGGTTGGTATGACCATTGAGGATATTGAGCGTATCAAACATATTCCTTTTGCAGGACGTCCGAATGGTGGATTTACTGTACACTTGCCTGATCAAGAGCGCAAAGCCAAGCACCCTATTGCTGATAAGTTTATTGAAACAGTGGAACACATGCACCAGGTACACAAAGAAATACAAAACTTTAGTGTGATGTGCATGGGAGAAGTGCATGAAAGTGTACGACATCTATGGCCAGATGCTCCTGTATACGATATGTGGAGCAGGGCCGGCAACCTAATTGGTGAAGCAGCACTCAAGCCAGAAGTAAACAAGTACATCTTTAAGAGCATTGATCATGGCGATCAACCAATGACCTGTGGCTGTGACGAACGATTGTATCACAATGTGTGTATGCCAAACGGTGATGTAGCACTGTGTTGTATGGATTATAAACTTGAACACATCACTGGCAATATTCTTGAAAGCACCTACGATGAAGTTGTGCCAGCACCATACAGTTGCTATGAAATGTGCAACAAGTGCGAAAATGCTGTAAGCATCAATGACCCATTTATCAAAACAGAGATGGCAAGCATTGGGTTATGATATACAGTAGAAGTTTAGCAGTAAACGAAGACCTTCAGCCTAACAAGAGAGCATTCGTTGTGGATAACTTCTATAAAGATCCAATGGCTGTGCGTGAATTTGCACTCGAGCAAGAATTTGTTGAAAACGAATACTACATTGGTAGACGTACAACTCAACAGTTTCTGATACCCGGCATTAAAGAAGCATTTGAAAACATTCTTGGTAGATGCATCACTGAGTGGGAATCACATGGTATGAATGGTCGTTTTCAATGGAATAAAGCAGGTGATCCACTTGTATGGCACAGTGACGGTCAACGGTGGGCTGGAATGATTTACCTAACACCAAACGCTCCTGAGTGGAGTGGAACCAACACCTATGTACACAGAGAAACTAAAATAAGTCACGTAAAACAGGTAAATGACCTAGGCGAAATCTACAATCAAAAAACTTTTCTTGATCCAACACCATACGATGAACTTGATAGGTATGGTAACTTGTTTAATCGTCTCGTAATTTTTGATGGTGGGCAAATACACGCCGCGGGAGGATATTTTGGTTGGGACGCCGACAGTGCAAGACTATGGCACATGTTTTTCTTTGATGCTGAAGATTAGTAGTTGTTCTGAATAATTGTAATTTTGTTCATAACTTCGTCAAATTGTACGGTGCTCCATAAACCAGGATGCATTGGGCGTGGGTATACGCCACTCTCAATCCAACTATACCCGCAGTGTTCTTCATTTAAGTCTGGAACAAATTCTTCTTCAATTAAACAAAAAAATGTATGGTAGGTAAATTTTTGATCTGGACTTGTAAACTGTTCAATAGGTACAAGTTTTATAGGTTCAGGCCATGAGCCTAATTCTTCACTACATTCTCTGTGAATTGTTTCGTAAAGTGTTTCTTCTGGCTCACACTTACCGCCGGGCAACCCCCAAGTGTGTGGATTTTTTCCATCATTGCGCAGAAGATAGAGATATCGACCAGTTTTAACACTGTAAAACCAAATTCCAACAGCATTAATCACAATACCAGGCTCCATTCTCCTCCTGGATAAACACCTTCGTAACTCTTTAACCACTGTCCGCCGGCCCATCGATACTGAATGCCAGTAGTTGTATTTGTAACATATTGAACATTACTTAGGTTGCTGCTATCAAAAACAACATTCCATCGAGTACCGTCATATTCAACAATATCATTTGCATTAGCAACTAACGGGGTGCCAACCGGTTGGTCAGTACCTCTCCATGCTTCAGCATTGCCGTCATCATTTGAACCAGTGCTTTCAATAAACAAATAACGTTGTCCTGTTGCAGCCGCAGGCAAACCTGCATTAGGACCTTTGCGTAAAGGATCAACAATGGCATCTATTGCAGTTAACGTATTTGTTGGAATAGTATCTTCATCTACTGTGAACAATAAAAATCTATCATCGCTTGGGTGGTATGCAACTGTGCCAACAATAATAGTATCGTCATAAGGATTATCTAATCTTACTTGACTAATACCGTCTCTCAGAGAACCATATAAATCTACTACAGTGTGCCACGTCAATGCGGTATCAGGTTGGGTAGGGACATCTACTCCACCAGTGCCCGGTACTACTGTTGATTGTTGCATAACCTGTAGTTGGTTACTTAATAATAGGACTTTATAGTTATAAGGTGTAAATTTTTGTCTAGTACCAAGTAAGAGATCATTATCGAAAATTGCGTTACTAAGATCACCTGTACCGTCAAAAACACTAGCAATAATTTTTTGAATTACTCCTAATTTCTTAACCTTTGCTGGAGGCGATATCCAAATTGGCATACTGAATTGTAGGGTAGCAATGTCAATTGGATCTTCGGTGCCAACTGGAACACTTCTACTGCTCCATCGTACACTATCAAGGTAGCAAACGCTCAAACTAGTCCAGTCAATAAAGTTATCAGTGCTTTGTATTTCTAAACCAGGATTGAATAGCACAAGTATTTGTTCCAAAATTTGTAGTTTTTGATTTGTGTTACTGGTCCAAATATCTAACTGCACTTCAAGTTGAAACGGAACAGGCATTATTCTTTCTACGGTAAAGGCACTTCCTTGTGTTTGTTCATATACTTGATTAATAGGATCCCATTCTCGCTGACGAATGTTCATTTTGTCTGTGAATGTTGGATCTTGAATTCTTGGCCGATCGTAATTCAAGTTTGTTACATGAAATGTCATTAAAGGTGTTGTAGGTAGGCTATTAGCACTATTTTGCTGAAGTATTGTTTGTGCTTGCCGTGTAGCATCTCCATAACGAACTGGTACCCTGTATAGAGTTTTTGCACCTTCTTCGTCCTTACCGTATTCAACTTCAAAGTTAGAAAATATTCGAGTAAATTGTAGCAAGAATCGTCGTATCTGTTCGTCGTAAAAAAATTGTACAGCCATTAATTATCCGCCTGTGGTTTAAGGATTTCACTAAGACCCTGGCGTGATGGTATATCACCTCGATCTTCAGTTGGTGTTGTCGCGGTATTGTTAACAAATCCACCAATTTGAGTCTTGTTGTCTTCACCCGGAGTTAAATCAACACGAACGTCATCTATTACTTTAATCCATCTAGCACCATCGTATCTAAACAATCGGTTAGGATAGTAGTCAAGTCGTAAACAAAAATCTCCTAGTTGTGCGGCGGTTGGAAATGCTATTCCCGGTGTCACTGGTTTGCCGTTTGGTGCAGTGCCATCTCCAACTAGATAGCCTAGTGCCCATCCAAAGTTTTGTGGAGTAACTGGTTGTGCATCAGCATCAATATTGATATCATCTACACTGATATCAGTTTGGCTTACATCATAACTATGTGGATCTGCTGGCGAGCCGTCAGCATTTGTGCCTACAATGTAGAAACGATCAATGTCATAACCACTTGCAGGAACTTCAAACTCGGCCTGTTGTACTATTGCATCATTAAGTTCTCTGTCTTTTGTTACAGTACCAAATGTTGCAAGTTCGCTAAGTGGTGTGTATACACTCCAATATGTTGTGTTTGTAATTTCTGTACCGACCGGAACATCTGTAATTGCCTGATAATAAGTTGCTCCATCAAGAACAATACTACCACTTGGATAATAATTTCCTGAATCCCAAATGTTGTCAGTTGCAAAAGGTTTGTTAAGAATGTCATTATATTCTTGAGCACCAACTAATGGTGTTGCTTTTACACGCCATAGATGTGGCAGCCATGTTTGGCTAAACCCTTCACTGCCAAAGGCACCT